GCTTCTTCTTTCATTTTCTTTGCTCTCATAAGAACAAAGTCATGCGCATCTAACTTGCCATTTTTGTTATGATCTAATTTCTTTTGACCACCTTTTAATGCTTCGGAAACAACTCTATCAAGAGCAGACTCGTATGCTAAATCGTAATTAGCACTACCTTCTTGATCTGCAGGGCGGGCCGCTTTTGGGCGCTGGGTAATGTCTGCAGTGTTTTGGATTTCGCCCGTGTGCTGATGTGGAAGAGCAACCGGATGCGGAATTATTTCATAAGCATGCTGAGCTTTAAATCTTTTTTCTTCTTCTGGTTTAGGCTGCGCTACCTCAGAAATTGTTTGTTTAAAAGACTTCATTGTATTATCTCTCCTGGCGTTTAATTCTAATTTGGTTTATTTATCCGTTTATAGTATTTGAATTTTCCTGCGGTGCAGCTGGTTGGGCCGGTACTTGGCCTGGGGCTGCTTGCTGGTCAATTTCATCTTCGGGTGGCTCTTCAGCCTTTTCTTTTTCGATTTGCTTTTTCATTTCTTTAATATCTTCATCAGACATCCGAAGAACATTTTTACGGACCCATTCTTTAGAGTAATAATTGCCAACATGATCTTCTACTTCACGAAGAGTAGAAAGTCTTTCTTTCATAATTTCTGCTTCTTTTAATTCTTCAAAATAGTTATCTTGAACAAAATCGTATCTAATATTATTTTTAATTTCAGCAAATTCTTCAGGTAGCATGATACCCTTTAGAACTAGTTGTCTCTCTAAAATACTAGTAAACAAAGAAGAAAAACGGCCTCTCAGTCTTTTAATAAATTTACTAAATTTCAATTCATCACGAGTAATTTCGGAAACTCGGCCAAATGAATACATAGTTTCTGGCTCAAGTCTCGACAAAGGAACTTTCAACGATTTGAAAAGCTTTCTTTGAAAATATTGTAGATTTTCATCTGAACTTAAAGCTTGAGCGTTACCACCTGGCAGTGTATCAACTTCAGTAGAACGTTCACCGCCACGACGAGGGAACCAAAAGTCTTCAGTCATAGTCATCATTTTACGAGAATCTGAAATTTCACCAGTAGAAGAGTTGTATTGCAATTTGTTCTTATGACGAATCATCATATCTCTTAGATACTGTTCAGCTTTCGACTTAGGAAGGTTGCCAACGTCAATATAGAAAATTCTTCTTTCAGGAGCTCTCGTAAGAGTGTAAATGATTGTTGCATCTTCAAGCATCCTTAATTGGTTCAAGGGTTTAATTGATGGATGCAAATACGAAAGAACAAGCGAATTATTTTCATTCATAAGGCCAGAAGTAACTCTTGCTATCGAGTCTTTTGAAATTTTATAACCTGCAACAGTTTCAGTAGTTCCGCTAGTAGATTTTGAATCGGAACCAAACCCATTTTCAGAAAACATGAAATATTCGTTTTTAATTTTTTTAACTGGAATTCCAGAATGTAAATCTTTGCTTCTCTTATCGATTTCTCTGATAAGCTTAAGCTTTCTTGCGTCTACATATCTTAGTTCTTGAATGCCTTCTTTGATATTATCGTTATCAATAATAATATGATAGTTTAATCTTCCATCAATGTAAAATTTACTGAATATTTCGTAAGCAGTATTAGAAAAATCTAAAAGGGATAAAACTTCTTCAAATTCTTCAATAAGTTTAGTTTTAACTTTATCTGGCAAATCAGTATCATCTAAAATAATTTCAACTACTTTTTCGTCTGTATCAACAGCAATGGCTTCGTTTACAATTTCGTCAATCGCTTGCGAGATTTCTGGTTGCTGGGCTATATTACGGTATTTTGTGACTAGTTCAGATTCAGTTTTAGCAGTACCTTCCATATCAAGAAGAGTACTGTAAAATCCACCCATAGCGTTGCCGACGGTAATAGCACCGTCATCATTAGAAGGTTCAGCGAAGGAGACTGGCTGATTGTCCTCTCCTTCGCCTTCTCTTTTTATATCAAATCCGAATATTTTCACTTGTTTAATTCCTTAATATTATATAAATTAGGTAGTTGGGATGCCAGTAGCGCCTTCAACTCTCCAAAGATCATATTGGAATGTAACACCAAACTCTTCAATTTGATCTGTGTTACTCCAATCCATTTGAATACCGTCAATGCTGATTGGGAACATACCTTCGAAAATATACGTACGAAGGATTGAACCGTCTTTACTGAACTGAGTAATTTGTCCAGTTGATTTGTATTGCTGCGGCAATCCTCTAGTATTAGAGTCATGCGAGTTAATAAAGTTCATCCATGCTTCCATAGAATTACGGATAGCAAAATCTTCATCGTTGATAATTGTTACAGCCCAATCAGCAAAAGTTCTATCACCAGCATACTTTACCTGTCTACCGAAGTAAGGTACTGTATACTGACCAACTGTAGATTCTGGGATGCCGGCTGCTCGTATCATAAAAGGTACTTTGAAGTCGGCACCAGGATTTACTGGGTTAGTGATTTGAACTTGGAATAGTGTTGGACGTGCACCACCACCTACGAGCTCTGATTTGAACTGGTTGATATTGAATGCCATTTTTCTATTCTCCTTTTGAATCTATTTATTAGCTGATCTGACCAACGATTTCGTCAAACTCTACACCAGTTCTTGTAGCAACGAATGTTAATTCAATAACATTGATTGAGCGAGCCGGCTTAATGAAGATATTTGCACGAAACTTGTTCTGATCTATGATTTCAGGAGTGTTTACCGTAGAGTCTGAAATAACTCTATAATCAATAATACCGCGCCTTCCTTGGATGTCTCTTAGGAATGGATCAACAATATTTTTGAATTGAGTCTGTGTAAACTCATCGTTAAACTCGAATAAGAAACTCTCGGCTGCTGTTGCAATTGCTTTTTCAACTGAGATAAACAATCTACGAACATTAAGACGATCAAACGCGCTTGTAACACCAAGACCAGTTTTATCACCAAATAGTACAATGCCGTGACCGATTTGAGACATAACAGGATTAATATCTGAACTGTATAACTGGTCGCGCTGTGATTTATTTGGGTTAAACGCAAGTTTTACTACGTTTTTGATAACGCCTTTTCTGTATCCAGCTGGTGATTCCCAAGATTCTACTCTTGATGCAAGACCGGCCATGTCACCATTTAGTGGTGTCCAACGATACACGTCGTTAAATTTGTCGTAACGATACTTATATCCGCTATCCATAAACCAATAAGATGAGTTTTGGATTTTGTTACGATAAGCAACAGCATTTGTAAGTTTCGTATTTGTCTTGATTTCATCTACGACTGCTTCTTTAGATGGTGATAGGAATGCTACACAATCTTTTCTTGATTCACAAATATTTGAAACAATATAGTTTGCTCTAGTACCAGCATCATCGCCTTTACCCTGAAGAACAAACGAAACATCAATTTCGTTGCCGTTTTCAAGAGTATCGTAAGCAAAACCTAGAGCTGAAAGTGTTGCACTAGTTTCTGTAGTAGCATCTGTACCACCAACAAATCTTTCATATACCGCAATGTCAGTAGCAGCAGTACCAATAACTGCCGTATTTGAAACATTAACCCATGAAGAGAAGTTGTTAATTACGTTTAAGAAGTAATTTGTCGTACCTTGAGGTAATGTAGCACCTTCTGTTGTTGAAAGGTTTTCGAACTTTTCAATAATAGTATTAGCTATTCCGGAAATAGTTCCTGCTTTATCGATAACAGCTACGTGGAGATGATTTGCTGAAGGAGCCTTAGCAAAAGTTGAAGCATACTGCCATTTTTTAGTCATAGCAAGCAAGCTTAAAGAATCTTCTGCAAGTGTGTAATTATTGTTAAATGTAATTACATAGCTATAAAGAGCTACAAAAGCTGTGTTACCAGTTCCTGAAATGCCTTCAGTTTCTGTGAAAGAAGCAACTTGCATTTCTTGATAACCAACACTTGGGTTACCAATAACTAATACGTCGCCTGCACTAACAGCAATAAGCTGAGCAGTGTTGGCTACTTCAAAAGTAACTGTGTTTGAGTTGAAAGTAATTGTCTGCGAAACCGATGGGTTTGAGATTTGACTAGAGTCAATATCGCCAACACCAACAAATCCTGCTGAGAAACCGCCTGCACTGACCCAAGCAATTTCAAGAGAATTACCTAGAGCGCCAGGATATTTTGCTTCAAACGCACCATATGTAGTTTCAGCAATAATAACATCGTTATTACCATCAAGAACGATATCGGTTGCTGTTGCAATTTCTGAACCATCATCAGCACGAACAACATACAATGCATTCGAGTAAGAAAGAAAGTCAGAAGCAGTGAAAAATGTTTCGTAGTTATCGTCTGTCGGTTTGCCGAAACGGTCTACGAGTTGATTCTCTGACGAGATTAAGATTGGTTCGTTGGTTGGTCCCCATCTGAAGATTCCTGCTATTGCTGCTGGAGGAGTTGCAACAGACGGAACCGCCGATGATGCATCAACCTCACGAACAATAACTGAAGGACTTACGGAAAAAGCCATGTTTTTCTCCTTTGTGTATATTAGAACGACTTATTTTGTATTTACTGTTCTTATTTATAAAAAAATTGTATTTACAAATACTGAGCAATCATAACCTCAAACCGTCGTCTTCATAGTCAAAAGATCCGTCGCCTGAATCTATAAATCCAAACGGCAGCAATTCTTCTTCAATTTGCTCATCTGTTTTTTCTCTTAGTCTTATTAATGTATTTATGTCTGTCATGTCTTTGAAATAAGCTTGCTCTGTCATCCAGGCAAACAATACCAAGTTCATAACAAGATCGTCATGAGCCCCAGATTCTGCTTCAAACGAGTTTGCCTTTTTAGAAAAGCGGCTTAACTCTTGTATAGTTTCAAAATCTTGTATAATAAGCTGGTTTTGTTCAATAAGCATTTTAAGCATCGAACAACCAGTTCCTTTTACTAGCTTTGTAGTTCTAATTCCGTTATCAAGTCTACTACCGAATCCGCCTGTTAATACTTTACCAGCTCTTCCCGAATTTCCAGTATAAAGAAGGTTGTCGTAACCATAATCGAGTAAAAGAACATCAGCAACTTGCTCACCAATATCGTTAATTTCGATAAGAACAGCAGCGTTGTTATAAGATGTTCCCATTCTAAATACTACAGAAGCAAAATCAATAGGGCCTATGAAGTTATCTCTGAATGTACAAACTTGCTTATAAGGCATTGTTGTAATATCAATAATATTGAATGTAGAAAAGTCTAAACCTTTACCACGGGCAACGTCAGCAACTAAAGCGTATTGGCGGCCTGCTTGTGGTCTTTCATATTGTGTTACGCCTTCACTTTTAAGAATTGGTGTGGCGGCATGCAACTGTTTAAGTTTAGCGCCACTGATAAGAGTACCGGAGGAACCCAAGAATTCGCAGCAATATTCCTGGTTAAACTTGTCTTCGTCATGGTCAAGTGATTCAATAGTTTCTTTGCGCCACTTTTCATCTCTTCCTGGAACATCATACCACATAACTTTAACGAACTGATATCCGTTTGTTCCTTCTTCTGCACCTTTACAAGTTTTAAAGAAGTGGTTCAATCCGTTGGGCGTAGAGGTCATTAGGAGCTTCGTAGACTCACCTGACGAGATGGTTGGGTATACTGAAGCAAAAAATTCATCGTACCCCTCGATGAATGCAACCTCATCTAGATATAGGAAGTTGATAGATTTACCACGGATAGCAGAAGAAGTTGTAGTACCAGCCAGAACTTTGCAACCGTTCTCTAGTTCTATGTTGCCCTTGTTCCACTCTTCTATGCCCTGCTGGAGCCACTTAGGCAAAGCTTCATAGGCTAACTTAATACGTGCTAACACCTCTCTGGAGGCATCTCCCTTATTCGCAAGGATGGCTACAGTCTTAAATTCGTTGAACAGAATATAGTGAAGAATAACTGCAACCGCAGTTGTAGTTTTACCAGACTGACGAGCAGTAAGAACAGCAGCTCTTCTGTTATCAGTAATTTTTTGAACAATATCTTTTTGGTATTCGTACATTTCAAAAGGAATAAGACCTCTATCAACGTGCACAATTTTAATATATGTCTTAGCAAAATAGATAGCGTCATCAGCGCACTTTGCAAACTCTTGTAAAAGCTCAGGAGTCCACTCAATAGCAGTCGCCGATTTTTTAAGATGTGTATTACCTAAATATCCGTCACCCATTACGGCATATCGCCTTTCATCATTTTAAGCAGATCAGCAGTAGATACGATTAAATTATTATTCGTAACGTTTGTTTGAGCAGCTTCTCTTGGTCCGTTAATTTCTTCTTTTGCAAATTTCTTCTTTGTGGAAATATCTGCAAAGTCTTTATTAGCGTCAAGCATTGTTTTCATCAGCGTAGAAACAACTTCAAAAGCTCGTGCTGAGTTTGATTGTTTTGCAACATCAAGCATTTCACGCATTGCTTCTTCACCAGTTTCCATAATGCCTTTAATATTCTGGCGAACTTCTTCTAAGTCTCTAAGATTTTCGTCATCTATGTCTGCAACTTGAATAGCCGGCAAAGGGCTTTCTTCTATTATTTCGACAGTAAGACTTTTTTCATTTTCTCTTACTTCAGAAAGCGGTCTTATTCCAAGAGCCGTAGAAATTTTATCATTATCCATTTTTAAATCTCTTCAATTATAGTTATGGTATCCCAGTCATCATTGAATTCTATATCTAGATAAGGGATAGTATTTGCTAAGTCCGTCGTAGGTGCACCATTAGCAGTTAAGCCGGGTTGAATAGTAACTCTTTCTTCAAATTCTGCGTTAGAAGATGTTGTAGTAGCCGTTTGGGCATCAATAAATTTAATTACCTTTTTGATTTTTTCAGGACCAAAATACCAACCCCTCATAGTAAATGTGAGCGTATAAAGAACACTTTGTCTTTCGGCAAAATCGCCTTCATACAACTCTTCTGTAGTAACGCTGTTAAGAACAACAGCAATATCTATAGGATCTATACCGGGTATCATTTTGGCCGACACCGTCCAATCTGGAGTAAAGAATGGAAGTATTTGCTCTAAAATCTTAGTTGCATCTTCAGAATATTTTGTCATAATATAAAGAGAGAAATCTATGTTATAAGGAACTGGGTTCCAAACAAAATTTCTACCGTCGTTGGTTTCGTCTTTAATATCTTTTCTTATTTTACGAGTAGTTGCAAGTTTTCTAATTGGGTCGTAAGTCATGTTTGTAATTTCAAACGACATTCTCGGAAGTCTTATAGCAGGTGTTTGACTATTAAGCAAATCTGGGTCCTGAGTAATACGCGCAAGAATTTTCTGAAATGGCGCATATGATAATGGCACAATCATTTCTTGGACAGTAGCACCATCGCTGTCAGCTCTTTGAATAGTAATTTGGTTAAAAAGAGTTCCAAATATTGCTACGTATTTTCTAGTTGTTTGATTATAGAAATAATTTGCTATCGCCATTTTACTAATCCTGTATTGTAATGTTTTCGCTGAATGGATCGATCTCAGAGAAATCTAAAATTCCATCAGCTTCTTGTTCAAAGAATAAGTTGTCGGCAATTGGATCTGTATTTGCGAGCAATGTTAGTGTGTCAATATTATCAGTAGTTGTAGAAATATCGTCGAAGTAATGGTCAACTTCATAACGGCCAGTAGCAAATCTTTGATTGGTATATTCAATTAACTCGCATCGCATGTCGTAAACCTGAAGTGATCCACTTTGGTAGAATACGCTTTCATGTTCAACATGCTTAAGTTCAAACATTTTTCCGTTAAGAGGTAGATAAATTAAATCACCTGCAAAAGGACGTATTTTGATTTGATTTTCACGAGTTACAAATCTCTCAAATGTTCTAATCGCAACAGTAAGAGTAACTGAGTCTCTAATTTGAAGACCAAACTTACTTAAGAAGTCGCCTTCACCCTCAAAGCCATCTACGTTTTTAACGTAAGCTTCGAACTCGTAGTAATCTTCGTATAGTGGTAAATCATCTTCGTTTAGAATTTTATCTTCGGCACCGATTGTTCTCGATATGTAAAACAAATCTAGGCCGTAGATTTGAATTGATTCAATTACGAGATCATCAATTAAATTTTGCTCATACGTATTATCGTAATTTCTAAAGAAAACATTCGTTGCCATAATTTATCCAATAAAGTTATATGTAAGCGGCTGAAGACTTTTAATAGCATCTTCTTCCATTGTTTGGCGTTCTGTTCTAGCGTCATTTAGAATTTGATCGCCATTAAACTGAACACCGCCAACTAGTGACATATTACTAAACTTAGTTAATACGAGACCCCATTGTTCTCTGACCAATACCGTAGCATAATTCTGAAGCCAACGATCGCCCCAGACATCTGAATACATGTCTGGATCAATAATATCGTAAGCTTCGATAATGATAAAACTACCAACATGCAAAGATGATTTATCTGAGTCAATGTAAAGTTTATTAACGTGCTTGTTGTAACGAATGAGTGGTTTTCCTACTAGCCATTCTTGCAAGAATTCAATGTAGGACATTGTCTGCCAGTAGTTAGAAATACTGTATCCAGTAATATCACTTAGGTTGTTTAGAACAAACTGATATTGGACGTTAAACATGCCAGCACCAGAAGATATAGATGAACTAAGATCAAAAATCTTTTGAATTCCAAGAATATTAGGAGGAAGATCGACATATCCGTTATCTTTGTCTTGCTGTGTAAGAACATGCTTTAAGTAAACTAGTTGGCTACCATTATAATGATAGTCTCTCCAAAAGGATACAGCTTCGTCAATTCTATCTTCAATTTGTTCATCGGCCAAGTTGATTTGAATAACAGGCGCACCAATTTTTCTTAAAATGTATTCTTTAAATTCTTCTCTAGATGATGGCTGTGCCATACGAAATCCCCTTATGCCAACTCGGCTTTTATAACTACTTTAATGTAGCTCGAATTTGGAAATGTTTCAACTTGACCGTTTGTATATTCTACTTCAAATTCTGCATTGTGGGCTCCAGTGGTAGATGTATCTCCAACTTCCCAAGTATAAGAAACAATACCTCTTGAACCATTAATTATAGTTCCTATCCCACCAGCAATAATGCTGGTACCTGTCTCTGTTGACATGTTAAATCTTATAACTGAAGCGTCTGCTAGCGATCTATATTTACCATTAGAATCAGTAAGAACAGCCTCAATAGATGGGGCTGTGTCATTTTGTTTTAAGTAAAAAGTAGCGGCCATTTTTTTCTCCAAGCATTTTACTTTATTTATTAAAAACCCGCTACAGCTAGTATGTTAATATTTTTACATCGTTAGAAGCGTTTTCATTAAACTTAACATCAGTTAATTCGTTAGTTAACGAAACATCGTTAGAGTTAGCAGCAAAGGTAATTCCGTTTTTTCCAACTCTATCTGATATATGAGTGGAATAGTTCAATCCTTTAGAATAAAATCCAAATTCGTATGACGCGGTTGCAGCAACAAAGGAAATCTGTGTTGCTTTAATATCTGTGTTGAATGAATAAGTGTAATCTACAAAACCTTTTACTGGAACGTAAGCAGTAGATGCAGTAGTAAATTCTATACGAGCATCAGACTCAACAAATACTGCTATGCCAATTTCGGCAGTAGCAGTAAAAGTGAAATCAATATCAAGAGAAGCAGTAGCATCAATCGCTGCCTGCCGTGCATTGGAAGTAAATTCAAATGATACGTGGTTGTTTGTAGATTCGCCAAAAATTAATGTTTTTGCTGTAGAATTAAAAGCAGGTTCAATACTACCTAAAACACTACCACTAATAGTAGAAAAACCACCACCAAAGAATTCATATTCTAATGTTGCAGAAAATACACCATTTGCGGACATGAGAAATTACCGTTCTTTTGTTATGCGCCGCCAGCAGTAATAGAGAATGAAGTGATATTAATTTGCTGACCAATAGCAATGTTAGTGTTATCTAGCTGCATATCGCCGCCACCACCAGTAGGAGAAATAGTGCCTTGCATATGGCAAACTGTACCAGCTGCATTATGTAGTCTGAAGTAGCCACTAGTGCCCGAAGCATCTGCGGACAAGTCTTGCCAATTACCAGACAAGTTGACATTACCGCCAGTAGGAGTTCCTAGCCAATCTGTAGGCAGGATCATAGTAGCAAGAACAGTTCCAGTATTTGCTGAAGCGCAGTTTAAAGGAACGGTACCTGACGAAATTGTAAGTGTGGGTCCAGTACCAACTGATGTTTCAAGCGCTGATAAAGTAGCATTTCTGGCATCTATGGATAATTGAAAAGCCATGTCTTTCTCCTTTGGGATATTTTACTTATATTTATAATATGAACAGACTACATTTTTTGTTGACAGTCGTTCTACATCATGTTATAATAGCTTTATGGCTTTTAAATAATATTGTATGATTATGATTATCTTCTTTCAATATCATCTTCAGATAGTTTATCACCCATCCATACTTCAATTACTTTTACTGGAGTAGAACCAACATTCGTAGCTTTATGCCAGCAAAGCTTTGGAATATCAATACTATCACCAGTTTTATAGATCTTAGAAGTCCTGTAACCATTTACAAATTCAAGAACCATTTCAAGTTCGCCATCTACAATGTGCCAATGCTCAGATCTAATCTCGTGTCTTTGATCGCTTAAGGATTTAGCAATATCAATAGATAGCTCTTTTACTTTCCAATGGCCATTTTGATCTAAATCTCTATATTTTCCCCAAAGTCTTTGAGTAGTTGGTTTGTCCCAGTTCTTAAGTATCCAACTTGATGAATTCTTTTTATCTTCACCTCCTACGCCAAAAGCAAATTCTACACTAGGATAATTTCCGTATGTAAGATATTCAGGTGTAGTAGTGTTGGTTCTGTCGCCTCCATTAGCAAATACTATATTGTCGGTTGTAGTTGATAAGATGTACCCAATTGCATCACAAGCACTATTGTCGTCGTCGCTAAATCCGATAACTTGGTCCACACATGCTAGTTCTTTGATAATTGCAGCGCGTTCTTCAAAAGGCATAAACGGTCGGCCTTTTTTACGGGTAAGCCATTCGTCTGAATTTAGGCCAACAACTAAATGATCGCCTAGTTCTTTTGCTGCTTTAAAATATGCAATATGCCCTGAGTGAAGCGGATCAAATCCACCAGTTACAACAACTACTTTCATTACCATTATAATTTCTCCATCATGTAATCCCAAGCAAAATTAATTTTACTAGACGCTTTCATGTTTTTATTTATAAGAGTTGGATGAACCCACCAATCTTCGTAACTGTTGCTTTCATTAACAGCAACGTCAGGCACAAAGAGAACATAACCAATTTTACTTAAAATCTTTCTAGACTCTTCTTTGAATTCATTACCCCACCAGCACGAGTTATGTTGGAATTGAATAGTCGCGAATTCGTGCTTATCGAATGGAATTCTCTTTAATACTTCAAGTGATGCTTTTTCAGCGTTGATTCTTAGAAAATCTATGTTTTGTTCAATACAGTTTTGTTTAAACAGAACACCATAATCAACTGCAGCTCCATCAGCAAGAATTACGTTTGTGCTTCTAGTCCTTGAGAATATGTGACACATTCTTTCTGAGTTGTCAATAGAAATTCCTTTCCAACCAAAATCTTTTTCTAACAATAATGTGTTATTAAATAGCTCTGGGTGACCTGAACCTATCTCTACGAATGTACCGTTTCTTTTTCCGTTTAAAACAGAAAGAACGAACATGTCTTGGAAGTGGCGAGAATAGTTCTTTTCTATATTTTCGATGCCATCAAACTTAAATTTGTATCTGTCATAATCTTCTTGTGTAAAAGCAAGAGTACTTGGATAACCAATAGATTTAATCAAATCATCTACTTCTTCAGCAGTTTCTTTTTTTAATTTGTGCTTATATTTAAGATCAAAAGCTAAGTTCTTAGAGTCATCTCTGCCGTCTGTCTTCCATTTAGCTCGAGCATACAACAGCTTTAATTCTTCTTTTCCGTGATAGTTTAAATCATTATCTGGTGCTTTTGCAGTATTACATGCAATACCTATTTGAGCAAACATTAAACTGTCACGCCATTCGCTTTTTGATTGATAAAACTTAGATGCAAAGTAATAAGCTTCTGGTCTTTCTGGCATTGTTGCAATAGCTATCTTATAAAGTCCTAAGACACTATTACTGCGATCACCGGTTCTTTGATAGATGTGCGCTGATAAAATCATTGATTTATACTGAAGCCATTTTTCTTCAAATGTTTTTCCAGGAGACATATCAGCAGCTCTTAAATAAAACCCAGTTGCGGCTGCACCTTGTTCTAATTTATCATACTCTTTTGCGAGTGCGTAAATCTTATCAGAATTAGAGTAATCTAAAACTACATCGTTTAACAGTTTTCTATTTTTAAAAATCATAATATTATCCTTTAGACAAAAAGTCAATAAACACATTTTGCGGAATTTTAAGAATGAATGATGCGTTATCTTGCCATCCAAAAGAAATTAAAAGATCATTTCCTAAAACGGCTACTCCAGTAACAAATTCGATATTGTAATCGTTATCAGTTACATGATCATAATACGTACCCATAAAATGGAATGACTTAGAAGCGTGTACCATATTCCAATCATTGTCCCATATAACAACTCTATGAGAATAATCTCCGTCTTTTCTACCAAACGGATCTTTTAATAGATTTGTTTCATGAATAAAAGCCATTCTTTGATTTTCATTAATACGAATTACTTGAGAACCACCTCTAAAATCATTTACGTATGGAGCTCTTTCTTTATCATTAACATGTGTATCAATAGTAGTTTTATTCTCAATATCAAACTGTACAAGCTGCATTGGGTTTACCCATTTAACAAAATGTCCAGGCATATCTAAAACTGGCATCCAATTCTTTTCACAATAACTTGCGTCGTCACCTGGGGCAGGAATTGGATTTCTTGAAATTTCTCTCCATTCGCCATCGATAAAATCTATTTCAGCCATTTCCATACGGCCTTTACCTTTACTGTCGTAACAATCGCGGCGAACACCGCATAGATAAAGCTTATCATCCCAGCTAAACAATCTTGCATCTTCAAGACCAACGAAGTTCCAAGTTGGATCTGTATCAAGAACCATATTAACTCTACCTGCAGAAATAAGGTTCATGTTTTCATCTAACTCGCACATTACGTTGTGGGTTTTAAGAGCAACATCATTTTCTGGGTGGATGTACACCAAAGGACCCCACTGGTGAGGAAACTGTTTACCTTCGCTGTGATATAGAATATAGTTAACATGACGTATGTTAAGTAAGATCTTTCCTTTATGGACAAAGACCGATGGGTTCATAATACCAGTTTCATATTCTAAAACAGATTTTGGTAAGATGATTGGGTGGATTGAGCCACCTCTTTTTAAAGCGTAATTAGCCAAGCCGCCAGTGTACAAATCGTGCATGCAATCTCCATAATATAATTCTTAATATTAAAAGTTAGTTCCAGTTAGGTTTATAACTCTTAATCTTGCTTTTTTCAATCTTGCTAGCCAATATATCATTAATACTGTCGGCTTTACTTCCGGCTATATTATTCTCTACCCAAGATACAACAACTTCTTTTGTTACTGCACTTAGATCGATAAACGAATCAGACGAAATTTGGTCTGCTTGTAGATCAGTTTTACCTACATAACTGGCACAAATTCCGTCTGCATCCTCTGCAACTTTTTTCCAGTGAACGAAAACAATAGCGTCTTCAAGAAGTGCACCTTCCTGATTCATTTGATCTCTTAATCCAAGATTCAATATATGCCAAGTGTAATTCACGACAGATTCCTTTTAATTATTCTGCTACTTCTTCGGCTACTACTTCTTCAGCTACTGCCCAAGGAAGTTCAGAAGAAGTTTTTTCAACTACAACGTCGATGTCAATCATTTTTTGGATTTGGCCATCGATGTGTGCTTTATAAGAAGCATCGTTATTTACAACATTTTGGATCCATCCAATAACGTCTGCTTCAAGCAAGTCAGCAAAATCTTTAAATGACCCAGCTGGTACGTTTGCTGCACTAAATGGAGTTGCACCAGAGAATTCTCCAGTATTTCCATTTTCGTCTGTTCCAATTACTTTCCAGTATGTTTGAACAACTGCGTTAGTAAGTGTTGCGCCATCGCTGTTCACTTCGTCTTTAACTTTTAGACTTGTAATAGCCCATGTGTATGTAAAAGCCATTTTTTTCTCCGTGTTAGTTATTACTACATTATGGTTTATTTATATGATTTTTATGTTCTATACAAAAACAGATCTACTGGGATGCAAATCCTCAAAGAAGAGTAATAAGGATTTACGTGATGATATGTGAAACTTGGAAATATCATAAAGTCTCCAGTTGCTGGCCTATGATGTTTACGAGCAAACCATGGGCTAAAATACTCATCATATCCGCGATTACCGTTTGTTCTAGGATCTGAAAATACTATATCGCCGCCGGCTGCTGGATCTTCTGCCATTATATAAAACACACCCGACAATTGAGCGCCAGAATGGTTGTGAATAGTCATGCTATAATCTTTACCGTGACCAGTAATCCACCCTTTCATTTCATATTCAGTCCAATCAACAATACTTTTACCTAAAGTTTCTTTTAGATAACTATCAAAAGCTTCGTATACTTTATCTTCAAATTCTTTCATAACCTGTGATTGGTCATTCCCATCAAAAATATTATAGCCGTCTGCTTCTTTTCCAAGTTCGTTAAGATTGTAATTCAAAAATAAGT